TCCGAACGTCCCTTGGCGACGCTCCGCGCGCTTGACAAGCCGATACTCGGCCTGCCTGATCGCATCCGCAGATGCAGGGTTGTCGGTGAAGAAACCGAGGTAGGTCGAGGGGATCCCAGCCTCGGCGGAAATGAGCTGGGAGTACATCTTCACTTGGTCGATGTACGGGGTTGGCGGCGCCGGGTGGAACTCGCCCACCGATGGCATTTGCCCATCCTCGGTCCTCGGAATGACATTGAAGCGACCCATCGCCGCAGTCCAACCGGCGAGCCGCTTCTCGCTGGCCGACGAGTCTTCGGAGACACCGAACTGCTCCGGCTCCGCACCCAGCGCATATCGCGAAGGCGCAGTGTAGAACTCGCGATTGATTTCCACACCCAGCATCGTGCGAATTGCAGCATCGGTGTAGTACATGACCGGGCGAGTAATCTCCGATCGGCCGTCGAGATCCGACGCTCGATCACGATTGACCATCCGTGACATGAAAACCCGACCCGCATTGTGATCATCACGCGAGACGACATCGAGCTTCTTTGTGCGCCCGTTGCGTTCGAAGCCGATCGTCGAATTGGGCAGATACAGCGTTTCCATCTCGACTGCACCGGATTCTCCACGAGTCTGTGACAGTCCCGCGAGCGCCCGCCGCGTCCGATGGTTCCGCAAAGTCGTTGCCGAAGAGGCGGACTCCACAGTGATAAGTACGTCCGGTTCGCCCTGACTGGTGTCGCCGCGGCCCACCGTCACGAAGTCGGTTCCGGCGATCAGCGCGTCCAAATGCGCCCGACCAGCTTCCACGTCGAGACTGTTCTCGCGGAAGATGTCGTCGAGTCCCATGAGGTCCTGCACCGACGTCCAGCCGAGCAGGTCGATGCGCTCCTCGAGAACGTCCGCCACCGTCCCAGGCCAGCCGAGGGCCAAGCTGAGGTCTTTCAGGCCGGGAGGGACCGAAATATCGAGCTGGCGTGTTTTCTGCTTGGCCTCGTAGAAATCGTTCTTGATCTGATTCTTAGCAGCGAACTTTCGGATCTGCGCGCGCAGCTGCCCGACGAGGCGTTCCTCGTCGTCACTGAGCGTGAGAGTCCGGAGCGAGAGAGCCGCGATGCCACGCCCGCCGAATAGCTGCGAAAATCCTTTCATCACAGGGTAACCGCCTTCCGCGAACGCGATGTCGCCTTGATTCCGCTGCGGATGGCAATGCGCCACATCATTCGAGCGCCAACCGCACACACCGCGCCGTCGACCTTCTTCTTCGACTCGCGGTGTTCCTTGCCGAGACCGACGCCGATTCCACGGGCGGGGCGCCGGCGCGCGTTCTTTACGTGCTGTTGCAAGATTTTGTCTCCGTCATGAGGGATCACGCCCGTACTCCCCTCCATCGCGCCGTTCTTCACGTCCGAGGTGAATCGCTCGGCGTGCTCGATGAACACCTTCATATGAGCCGGTGAGCGCATGTCCCAATTGATCAGGTGCGCAGAGTCTCCCGACTTCACTGCCGGGAGTAGCCGCAGCTTCTGTGCGTACTTCTGAGCCCAGGCGTCGGCGTACGGCTCCCAATAGCGTTCACCTGTTTCGTCATCGCGAGCGTCGGAAAGGTCAGCCCAGAAGCCGACGACCGAGTACTTAGCGAACGTCTCGTGAACCCGGACGTCGACCGCGTCCCGATTGACGATCCAGTCCTTGTCCTTCGGGCCGCGCTGCCAGATACCGATCCGGAATATGTACCCGTCCGACATTCGGCACCCGACCAGGGCGGTCGCGTCATCGGACTTCGATCCGTCGAAGAACATCACGATGCGATCGCCGCGCTCGAGCACACGAGGATCAGCGTTGGCGTCCCAATCCTGAGGAACCACCCAGGCGTCCTCGGCGGCCGTGATCTGGTTGTACCACTTGCGCCTTGACTCGCTGGGAGGGTTCGCAGAGTTCAGGATCGACTTGACGATGCGACCACGCGGCTTGGTGTCGAGCCAGGTCGAATCGCCCGCGATTGCGCGCACCACATCGGGTGCCGCCTCGGCACTGAGTGGCGCTTTCGGTGGCGCTTCCAGCGAGTCGTACAGCAGGCCGAAGTCCTGAAACTCCGATTCCTCGCCCTGGGTCGCTTCCCATGCTTCGCGAACGACCTGCCCGACCGAACCCTCGTTTGGGCGAAAGGCATTGCAGATGTCCAGCATCCGAGCCGTGCCGTCTTCGGACTTCGCAGCGTTGCCCTCGATGGCGCCCGCCATCTCGTGGCCGCCGTTCGACGAATTCCAGTTCTGCGTCTCGCCACGAATGATCAGCGTCGGCCGGCCGCCCTCGATCGCCATCGCCGACGAGGTCACCGCTTCGATCTGCCGAGTGTCACCAAGGCCGTAGAGATTGACCTTGCCGATCTGGATCCCGTAATGCTGGCGAGTTTCCGCCGGCACCAACGACGGCAGGAGCTTCATCGTGTTCTTGGTCTGCTCCTGATTGACCGCGACAATCTGCACCCACGCGTTCGGCTCCTCGCGACCGATCGGACGATCGCCGTCCCAGTGATCGAACGTCACCTCGGCGAAACACGCTGCGAGCGCGAGACATGCCGCAACCGGATCCTTGCCCCAACCCTTCAGCCTCTGCAGGACTGCCGAGTGATACAGGAATCCGCCGTTCTCGTCGACCGCGAAGAACCAGAGAATAAAACGGGTTTGCTCGGGAGTGAACTGCCATGGCTGACCGCGCTTGTCCCTGAGCCACTTTCCTGCCCAGGCGAGGACCCGCCATCCGAGACTGGCCTCGGGCAACACCCAGCCGTTTTCGTCCCACTGCCACGTCGGGCCGATCTTCACCGGCTCCCACAACAACCCCGTTGGTGGAGTGGCGTCGTCGAGCTGCTCCTCGTACCAGGCAATGATCTCGGCGAACTCGGAATCCGCAGACTTGATCAGAGTCGCCGCGCGACTACGCGCCACGCCTGGACCACCGGGCATTCGCCGCGGTCCTGGCCGAGGCCGACCGCTCGCCCGCCTCCTTCTCGACATTGCCATCGTCTGGCAACTTCAACTGCCGCATCAACGACGACAGAACAGTCCGATGCTGACGCACCTCGGACACCAGCGGATTAACGACCGGCTGCCCCGTCGACCCGATCGTCATGATGTCGTCGTCCTCGAGCCACTTGACCATCGAGTCGATCAGGTCAGCCTCGCGACAAGCATCTTCGAGAATCCGAAGCTCGTCCGGGCGCAACTCGTATGCACCGGAAATTCCGGACCAGAGCTTTTTTCCTGCCGCACGAAAGCCTGCCGGCGCTTTTGGCTTGACCATCGCAGACCTCCTCCTCGCTCCAAAAAACCAGAAGCGGCGCACGCATGTTTTTGACTGCTATGCCAACCGTGGGCCCGTGGGGGTGGGGGTAGGGGCATCCCCCCAGGGGGTCACGGGACGGGCCGGCGTGGCGGTGCGGAGGTCACGTCAGCGTCGGCCCGGGTGCGGCTCAACTGGTCGGAGGCGGCCGTTCTTTGCTCGTCCGGCCTGAGCCTCGCGTTGAGTCTCCGCGGCGTGACAAGGCAAACAGAGGGCCTCTCCGTTGGAGAGCGTGTCGGTGCCCCCGGACCTGGTGTTGACGATGTGATTGGCCTCGATGTCATGCGGTTGGGCCGTCGCACTGCCCTGATACCCGCACCTCTTGCACCGGTATCCGTCCCGCGTTTTGACCTGCCTGGCCCAGCGTCGGTGGGCTGCGGTGCTGGTGCGGCTGTGGCCTCCGCGCTCCCAGGCCATCAGTGGGCCTGCCCATCACCGGTCAGCAGTGCGAGCCGACCGTTGAGAGTCGCAGTGAGTAAGGCGACTGCCGGTTTGTTCGCTCGGCTTCGCTCGCGTCGGAGATGAGTGAGGTCGTCGACGATCATGTCTTCGAGTGTTGGCATGCGTTCCTGCCTTTCACTTCCGAGTTCGACATGAGTACAGCGCCGGCCGCCGCGGCGATTGACCACGACAGCCTGGTGCCGATGTGGCCCTGATGCACTGCGGCCTGCACTCGGGATCGGCTACCCGACGGCGGGAAGACCCTTGCGGTGTCGCCGATGGGAGTAGCCGCGCGCGAGCCACGAGTCGCGAGGGATCCGGATACGGACGGACTCGGTGACGAGTGTTCCGTCATTGGCGGCGGTGAGTTGTGCCTCGCCGTCGGCGTCGAGGACGAAGCGATCGACCTTGAGCCAACGCTTGCTGATCTGACGAGCCGATTCGTCGAGCGTCCATCCTGCACTGGCACCCAGTACCCGGGTGGCCTCCTCGTAGTGCGGGGTGCCCCGACGGAAGTAGGGGTCAGCCTTGGTGGGGGCCAGGAGTATCCGAAGCATCCGTTCCATGCGGCGCAGCGCCATGATGGAGTCACGTCGGGGAATGAAGTTCTCCGGGAACTCCGAAGTGCTCACGGCCCGGGACTGTCCATCGACTACATCTGTCATTGTTGATCCTTCCTCACAGAGTCTGCACGGAATCCAATGGCCACACCCTGCGCAGAGGTACGGGCCGGGATCGATGTTTGGTTGTTCAGCGGGGAAGTCGGACCACTTCGCATTCACGATCTCCACATCCGCACTAGACCTTCGATGGCCCAGCGGATCAGTTTGAGCCTTGGCATTACCACACCACCGTTCCGCAGGATGGGATCTAGACATGGGCGCGGTCGGCGAGTGGCACGATGTATCCACCGACGAGAGAAGTGAGCTGAATCGTGAATGATGGCAAGGGATTGAAGATCGCCAATTTAGTGGCATCAGTTCTCGTCTTGCTGTTCCTGCTCGTCATGGCGTCAGGCCTGTACTGGGCTGGAAGCGGCCCGATCTTCGTGCTGCTCTCGCTTGCTGTCACAGGCGGCGTGCTCGCGTGGGTTGCGTTGGCGATCCGCGGACTCGTGGTCAAACCAGCGCCGATCCACCACCGCCCCGCGGGGACATTCATGCTCGCGGGCTGGTACCCCGACCAGCAGGATCCGTCTCAGGTTCGCTGGTTCAATGGCAACGAATGGACAGCGGCAACTTTGCCTCGGCAGTAGGGCGCCGAACGCAACGAAGGACTGCTAGATCACCCAGAACTCGATGAGTGCCCACACAATTCGGATTGCCGCGATCAATCCGAGGATCATCGGATCCACGAACGTGAGTATCTGATGATGTAGACGACGGCAATCAGGCTTCGCAGGACGGTCACTTCAGTCTCCGATGAATTTGTTGAAACGATTGGTGATAGGGCAGGACTCGAACCTGCACGCGATCGGGGACTTGACCCGCTGCTCTGCCAATTGAGCTACCCACCATTGAGGCCCCGCCTGCAGGCCTGGGCTATTCAGTTGTACGGCTGCCGATCTCCCCGGATCACCGTGTGCCCCACAACAGCGGGGACGATTGAGCCCGCTCAGGCAGCGATGCACTACGGCGGGGCCGTCTTGGTGCGAGCTTGGATTCCATATCCGGCGCGTGAGCAGAACCAGATCGGCGACTTTGACCTGAGCGGAAGATTGTGGCGTTGATTCCCGGAGCACCCGCCGGTGATGTTTCGGCTAGTGCATCGACAGATCCAGACGCGCCCCTGGACGACAACGGCGCGAGGCGGACTTTCATCCACTACTCGCGCCAACGCGTTGAGCGTAACACCTGGAGTGTGGTTAAGCGTCACGCACACTCGCAACCCATTTCAGCCTTAGGGCCAACTAAATGTCTCAGTCGACAGCCTGCCCGTCCGTAGGTTATCGAGCGTTCCGGTACTGAACACTTCGTCAAAGGCCCACCACCGCATATCCGCTGTCGCTGTTCCACCCGTGCCCGTCACCCGCAGTCCGTCCGCAATCGACGTCAACTCCGGGCTATGGCGAGCCAGTTTCGTCCACAAGGAGCTGACAAAGGCAGCCACAGGCGCGACGCCCATTTGAGATCCTTCAGCACTATCAGATCTGTCCAGCTTCATGAATCCAGACTGGATACCTTCACGCCAGAGGTTCTGCCCCGATAGCCGGTTAATCTCCGAGGCCATCTCACGTGTAATACCCATTGCATGCCGTGACCACAAGCTGAGGTCCGCAACACATACCAAGTCGAGGCCCGAACGAGGCGTCTTCGAATAGACCATATCGAATTCTTCAAGTGCTGCGGAGACGTTCGCTTCAGGATCTGAATTCGGCGCCTTCCAGCAGTGACTGTGCGCGAGAAGTCCATAAACAGGAGATGCTTCAACATCGCACCTAGCGGTATAACCGCGAGACATCACCCCATTCTTCACGGCGGCGGCTTCACTGACCGCGTCCTCAATACCCGATCGATCCAGGGTGGTTTTGACACTGAAGGCAGCCACAACACCGGAGACCAAAACTGCCGCATTTGTTCGTAGATGCGTTGGATAGCTGGGATGGAAAACAACGATGTCGGTTTCCTTGGATGTATCAGGCCCCGCCTCGTCCTCAAGAAGGAGATACTTCCTGGTCGCGACTTCGTAGGATGGGGGCAGCCACGCACTTAGCAGTGCTGCCCACTTCGCCTCCGCTCGGTGTCCTGTCTGCTGAATCCGCGAAGGTGTCCCACTCGTCTGGTTCTGAAGTTGGTCGTACTCGCGGGTGATTGTTTCCCCAACCTCGTTGAGCCACTGAAAGTGTTCATGCGCCATCGGGCTATGCAACCCTAAAACCAACGTTTCGGCAACCAGGAATTTAGCCGCACTAAGCCTTGTCGGTCACGCAGCCCTCCTTGCGCGAGTCGGCACCAACAGGTGAGCATCGAGAACATCGCCCATATGAAACACTTCGGCTTGCGTCAAAACGCCGCAGCGGTCTGCCGCTATATGTCCACCCTTCCGCAGCGCGTTAACTCGATTCACAGTAAGCCCCGCATACTCGGGATACTGCCGCGCCAGCAGTTCGGCGACCTGGACGATGCCGGCGCGGTGCAGCATTCGGGCACGGACGCGCTCGAGCACGTCGTCCTTCTCGTGAACCGGCACCGGATTCTCGGCCGGAATATCAACGGTCGCCCAGCATCGATCCATCACGTTGCTGATGTCGACGTATGCTGTATCGGCGCCTTCGGTCATCGCGAGCGAAATGATGTTTCGCCGCAGCCACCGCGCCAACCCGACCACTGATTCCTGGTAGTCGTGCGGCAATCGGTTCTCGGATTCACGGAGCGGGCCGACGAAGTTGACGTCGTGCGTGAAGCCCGTTGGCATGTAGGAGATCCCGCGGGAATCGCATACGTGCCTAGCCCAACCTGCCAGCTCGTTGAACAGCAGGTCGATCGCATTGCTTGCGCCGAGATTGAACGGCAAGGGCTGCACATCGGTACTCGATGCGATTTTCATGTCGCCCTTACCGATCCGATCCAGCCGACATGTCGTGACCGCTAAATCTTCCGCGAGTGAAGGGATTTGCCTCAGAATGTCAAGTAAAGCCTTCTGATCAAATCTCGGTAGGTAGAAGTAATCCGCAGCCAATCCCATGCGCAAGACCTTTCTGATCGTCGATCATATTCTATCATGATAGTTTACGAATTACATTGCCGCGCAACATGTTTAAACGGAAGCGAATCGGACTAATACCAAACACCTGAACATCACTGCCACCGTCAAACTTCCCGACTCGTCGACCACTTAGGGATGCCACACCCAATCTTTTGTATTCCAAGGAAAGAGACCTACTCGCACCGGCCATCGAGTAGTCTCCTACACTTACCGCTCAATCGACATCAGTAGGAGCAATCAAATGTACGACAGCCGAATCAACGATCAAATTGTTTCACGACTTGATCTATTCGAGTCACACGCAAAGGCCTATAGCAACAAATCAAGAGGAAATATATACAACGATCTCGAACATCTAACTCAAGAACTCCTAAATGCAGCATACGGCTGGAACTTACACAACCCCAACGGATCGAACTCAAACACACCGGCAATCGATCTATACGACGACAGCAAACGAATAGCAGTACAAGTTTCAATGACAGCCAACAAAACGAAAATCAACAAGACGTTAGCAACCTTCAAGAAGAAAAATTTGCAAAGGAAATATGATGATTTATATATCATAGGAGTCCGATCAGTCAGCCAGCTTAGCGACCCCCTGGATTGGGTGCACATTTCAACGCTGAAAAATTCTATAGATTTAGATAACTTAACCGCCGAAACCAAGGAAGAAATTGCCGATCGTATAAGCCGGAGCATACCATGGGAACACTATTACAACATGAGCGACCGCCACTGTTTCGAAGTGGTTCTTTCGGTTCTGAATCGAGATGCTATACGCCACTCCTACGACATGGAAGGAAGCTTCGATGACATGCATCATGCCCTCGGAGAGATTAAGCAAATCGCAACAATTGGATCCATCAAAGGTAGAACCCTGGTCGCAAAACCTCAAGTTGACTACAAAGAAGATATTTATCTTGAGATCCTTGAAATAATTGACGTGAAAGTTGGGCTGATGCGGCAAATTGTCTCCCCCCAGCGAAGGGTAGGGCAGCATTTTTTGCCATCAACCGAGGTTGAGAAGCTAACCGAGATTCGAGATGAACTTTTAGCTAAGGTAAACCTATTCTGCACTGAAAATGGATTTGCCAATCAGATTTTGCCATCCGGAGAAATGATGAATTACATGAACTAGACAAGGCATCGCGTCAGTTCCGTCAGGCACTCAGCATTGTCGACGAACCAGCCTTCACCAGGATCGCCGTCGCGAACTAGATAGTGAGGCCGGTCGTTTCGCACTACCGAGGGTGGGGCCGATCGTGATCGAATAGCCGTCACGTTGGCTGTCGTAGCTCAAGATCTGGACTGCCGTGTCGCGCGGCCATTCTGCAGTCGCGTCGAGAAACTGCGGTAACTCGGCGAGTGTGAGTCGGTCACCTTTCCTCTATTTAGCCTCCGTTTGGATGATCAGCTTGGTGTTCATGAGTTCTCCTGTGCGAGTGTGAAATTGCGGGCGAGTTCGTGGCTGGCGAGGCGTGCGACGTCGTAGGCACTGCGTGCGTGCCGGAGTTGACCGCCTCCAATTCGGGCTTCCCACCCCGCCGTGCGTCGCTCACCTGATGAGACGAGCACTCCGGGGTAGGTGCCGAGTGGTTGTGAGCCGTTCTTGTTGGGTCGGATCTGGGTGACGTTGACGGGCCAGTCGACTCCGAGGACTGCGCCGAGCACTTCGGCGGTGGCGAGTAGTGCGGTGGGGTCGACGGCGGCGCGGCCTTTCATGTGCCAACTGGGTCGTGTGATTGTTTCGACGGCGACGAGGTCGACGTCGTGGATTTGTAGGAGCGTAGCGCCAGCTTCGAGGACCGCAAGGACGTAGCGCCGTTCTGCGGGAAATAGCTCGCCTTCTGAGGTGATGGTCTGGTGGGCGACGATTTGGTCGCCTGAGAGGACGCAGAGCCCCGTTGCGCGTGCTCCGGGATCGATCCCGAGGACGGTTCTCACGATTGCGCCTTCGCTGCCCGGTACTTCCGAATGCCCCAGACGATCGCGTGCAGCGATCGCAGGTAGTGCCAGTCGGCGTCGAGGAAGCTCCACTCCCACGCGTCGGAGAACTCGAATGTGCCGGCCTGCCGGTCCCAGTGCTGGAAGCTCATCAACGCATCCCGTGCGGCCACCGCGTACTCGGCGTGGATCAGGACGTCCTCGCGGATCGCTCGCCACAGCGCCGCGGTGTCGCCTTCGTAGCTGTGTCGGCGCTCCCAGAAGTGTTCGACGACGAGCTGGGTGAACCGCTCTGGCGAGTGGGTTCGCCATTTTGCGCTGCCCTGAATCTTCTCGCCCCAGTAGTCCGGGTTGATGCCGTGCTCGTTGCCGCACATTTCGAAGAATCCGAACATGTCCGCCTCGCGAGCGAAGTGGAAGCTCTCCACGTCACCGGTGACGACGAGGTGGCCGGGCCAGGTGATCAGATCCCAGCCGCAGAGGCTCGTCCCTGGGCGCCGGCAACGGATGTGCCGGTACAGCTCGTCGTCCCGAAGGATCGTCATCGCGTGCTCAGTGACCATGTGGTCGAAGTTCCGTTTTGCGTCCGCGAACACGTCGCGCTTTTTGGTACCCAATGCCGACATCGATTTTCCTTCGTTCATCCACATCCACAAGTGAGGTACTCACCTAGAGCAACCAGAAGGATTGGTATGTGGTTGGTGTTTATGGGTTGGTAAATATGGTGGGGTGACATGGGTGTCACTTAGACTTGCTCGAAATGTCACTTAGACTTTGCGAAATGTCACTTAGACTTGTTCCAAATGTCACTTAGACTTTTCGGTCTGTTTTCTGAAATCAGTAGTTATCCACAGGATTTCGAGCCCCTATCCACAGCCTGTGGAAACAATCTCTAGGTGACACCCATGTCACTTAGACTCTGCGCCATCAGGATCCAAAACAAGCCGATCGAGAACGTCTGGCGGAACCGTCAATTGGTACTCGTCCGCCAACTTCTGGTACCGATTCCCCTTCTTCGAACGAGTCACGAAACCGTTCTCCCGAAGCCACGACATGTTCCGAATCACCGTCCGATTCGACACCTCCAGCACCCGACCCAAATGGTCGACGCCGGGATAAATTCGCGACCCGTCACTGTCCGAAAACGTCGCCAACATCAGCGCCAGATACTTCGCGCCCGAGGGCATGCTGACACGTCGGACGATGCCCTCCCAGACGAACCGATCGACCGACTGCTGCCCGTCCTCGAACTCGATCGCTGGCTCTGCCGTCATGGTTCAGTTCTCACCTTGCTCGCCCGGGCCGCCGCCGAAGAGACGGCCCGAGCCTGTTGCAGTTGGACTTACTCGGCCGGTTCTTCGCCGGTTTCGAGAAACTGGATCGTGGTCGCCACCTCGGCGCTCGTCAGATCCTCAAGCCCGGAGAGTTCCTGCCCCTGCGGCCTCTCGAGTCGACCGGCGAAGAATGCCGCCCGCTCCGACACCTCGATCCCATGCTTGTCCAGCGCCGTGAGCAACCCTTGCAGCTCGTCTGGCGTCGCGCGCGCTTCGATCGCGGGCTGCTCAGGCTCTGCCGTCACACCGAGCGCGGCAGCCAAACCAGCGGTGCCACCCTTCGGCGCCGGCACACGTTCCGACGTCACCGACGTCGACTCGGCCTCGATCACCTGCACAGCGTCCTCTAGGACCATGCCCGAGAAGTCGTTCGGGTACGCCTTCTTCCATGCCGCAGCCTCCGCGCACTTCGCGAGCTGGTTGGCCGGCATCTTCGCCCACATCGAATTCGGATGCTGCTGGCCGTCTTTCGAATACGTCTGCACGTACTCGCCATACATCGCGACCGACGAGTACTTCACGCCGTTCTTGACGACGATGTACTTCGCTGCCAGCGGTGGACGATTCGGGTCCAGCCAGACGTCATCCCATCCGCCGTCGGCGCCGCGCCAGAACGGACCCTCGACCGCGATGTC